TCTATTTATTCTGGCAATAACATCTTTTACAGGTTCACTTATTGTTAGACCTACTGTTGAAAAATCATCTGCCATAGATCTTGAGATGGACCTGATTCCATCGTTGGACAGAAAAAATACATCTTTGTTTACAAGTGCAACCGATCTTCCAGCAATACATCCGATTCTATTCGAAATTGTTTGAACACTCCATTCCGCTGCGCTATTGACAAGGGATAAAACACTAGTTCCTGATGTGGTCGTTGTGCTTGGTGTAACATCAACTAGGTAGATCTTGTTTCTCTTAAACACGATGATCTGGAATCCGTAGAAGGGCTGGATTGTGATAATGTCTTCGCCATCGTCGCCACCAACAATGATCGAATTGGTTGTCTTCCAGATCTCTGGATCGAGAATGTCAGAGGCGTAAAGAGTGTTTCGATTTTCACCTGTGCCTACTGCGAATAGACGATTTGTGAATGATTTGATTAGGCGCAGGCCAGTTGGGGCTAATTGTGTTGAGATTACTCCAGTTGCAGTTGCTGCGGTTCCAGATGATGGTGGTGCTATCGTTATAGTTGGTGCAGATGTATATCCAGAACCACTATTGGTAACTGTTATTCCAGTAACAATACCACCTTGTGATGCAGCATAAGATGCAACTGCTGATGCCGTTGTGCCATAAGCCATTTGTGGAGCAGAAACTGTTACTGCTGGTGCTGATGTGTATCCAACACCTGGATATGTAATTGACACAGAAGCAAGTTTTGTTCCCTGCCTATAATTTGCTGTTCCATCGGTGAATTGAAGATTAGATGTTCCATCCGTCCAAAATAATTTATTATTTAATTGCGCAAACTCTACTTGAACTGATGCATTAATTGCTGTTCCTCCAGTTGTCGAAAACGTACTTGATGAAGTATTATATCTATAAATAAGTCTGTTTGTAACTAAAATAATTTCTTCAACATTGGGTGTGTCAAAGTAAAACATTCCCTGAATAGTTGTTGCCGTTGAAAAGCTTGTCGAAATTGTCTCAATCCCCTGGCGAGTCTGAAGGTTTCCATTAGGCGAAATAGTCATGTTCAGCAGCTCAGAGGCTGCGTTATCTGCGATCAAGTTAGGCGTAATGCCAGATACTTGGCCACCATCAAAGCTTGGCGTGACAGCTACCGACAGTACATCATCTGTTGCATCCGTGAAGTACGGCATAGCTTTAGATGATCTCTTCTAAACCAAGTTCGCCGAGAGAGGTTGGGGTGATCTGTTTCATTCCGCCAACTTGGCTCAATTCATAATTTGCCATAGATGATAAGTCGGTATTGGCAGCCTGAACAACAACCTGTGCCTTGCCATACTGCCTCTCGCGCTCAAGCGCGTCTGCATGCGTTAAAGCAAGTACGACATGACTGACATGCGGAAGGCGAAGTTCGTCACCAATGGCGTTGGCAGAAGGCGGAAAATCAACAACGTAGCCTGAGCGAGTAAGGCATTGTAGCTTTTCGATTACCTTTAATGTGGTTGTACTGGCCGTATCAATGGTTGGGTAGACATCAATCTCTGCAATACCAGAAGAATTGCGTCCCTTGAAATAATATGCCTGCGGTGTGCCAGTTCTGTTGATGTCCAAAAGATCCGCATCCTGCGATATGATCGTCGCCAAGTCCATAGGAGTAAGTTCATTGTCGCCCCATGCTACCGAAAGGGGAGCCTCTACGTTGCTTCCAAGCGGAACTGTTCTGCTAAATGTTATTGCGCCAGTAGGGGCTGGCAATTCTCCTGCCCCTGTTGTTCCCCATGTTGTGAAATCAGAAGTTCCGCCTGTTGAGTAAATTGGCAATGTAATATATGTAAATCCTGTATTTGCTTGATTTATTTGCCAATATGCACTTCCGTCCCACTGGATATAATTTGTGAATACTTGATCTCCAGTAAATTGAGATGTGCCAAATGTTGTTCTTGTATATGTACCATTTGATGCTGTGCTTCCAGCTCCAGAAATAATAATTTGAGCGACATTATTAATTGAATACGTCGAATTGGTTACAGTCTCGCGCCAGGGGGCAAAATTCCAAACACGCCGATAGTTTAGGGCTGCCGATTTCTGCAGGAACGTAATAGTATCAGCATCGGTCTTACCGATCTTCTCGCCTGCGAACTGAGCGATTTCGGTGATCGTCATTATTTCTTGCTCTCAAGCAACTCAACTTTTGCTTTCAATTCTTTAATGGCCTGCACAAGTGCTGGGATCAAGGTTCCATACGCAGCTTCAAGTTTTTCTGGATTCCCTTGGTTTACAAGATTTGGAATAGTAATTCCAGTTTTATTTTGAACTTCAATAAGTTCTTGCGCAATAAAACCACAATCAGGTATATTAACTTTTGCCTTATCCCTAGTATCCCAAACAAAGCTTACTGGTCTTAATTTTCCAACAAAATCAAGTCCAGCAGAAAGATCTTTTACCTCACTTTTATCTCGCCCATCAGAAAGCGATGAGATTGATTGAACTGCGCATCGTATTGTTTCAATGGAAGAATTTCCAAGATTTATTGAGTTGTTGGCGGAAGTTGTTAATGGAGATGAACCATATCCAATATATGAATTATTTGATCCAGTTATGTTGTTTGTTGTGCCTGCGCTCGCAGTATAAGCCCCAATAGCTGTATTCCTGCTTCCAGTTGTATTATTAAAAAGCGCGGAATAGCCAACGGCTGTGTTAGCTTCTGTAGTGGTGCTATAGAGGGCAAAATTTCCCATTGCAGTGTTTGCGGATCCAGTTGTATTTCCTAAAAGTGAATTTTGTCCAACAGATGTGTTTTGAGAGCCAGTTATATTAAACAACTGACTAGAATTACCAACAGCCGTGCAGCCGTTTGTTGTTGTGAGATCACGAAGTGCTTTTTCTCCAACAGCTGTATTTGAATATCCTGATGTATTTGAGCTAAGAGAATAATAACCAATTGCAGTATTGCTTGAACCTATATTATTTGAGGTAAGCGCATAAGATCCAACAGCTGCGTTTGCAGTACCTGTTGTATTTAAAAAAAGAGAATTCGCTCCAAGTGCAGAATTGTTGTCGCCAGTTGTGTTTCTCTCAAGCGATCTCACCCCAACGCCTGTATTTATAGCTCCAGTTGTGTTATCTCTCAAAGAGGAATACCCAACTGCTGTATTAGTATTACCAGTCGAATTAGATGAAAGTGCCTCAGCTCCCAATGCTGTATTGGTTGATATATTGCCACTTCCCCTTCCAATATTTAGCGTACTAATAACTGCATTGCTTGATGATGTAATTGAGGAAATTGCTCCTGTTGTAGCTATTAATGTTGTAATGGTCGCTCTTGTGCCAGTTGTAGTACCCAAACTTGCTGTTGAACTACTGATTCTTGTGGTAGTACAAGTTCCAATTGTTCCATTGTTAATGCTTAATGCACACTCAGGATTAATCGTCGCATCCGCAATCAAAGCATTTAGCTTCGTATTGGTTACTGTGTCGTTTGCACCAAAACTGGTTCCTGCTGTAAAATTCGGCATATTTTCTCCTAGTTATTCCTATTTTTAATGAAGTCCCAAGCCATTGAACACGCAAGCCCAATAATGCCTGAGATAGCAAGGAGCCTAGTCCTTAAATGCTCCAAGGCTCCTAATCTATTAGCAACGTCTCCGTGAAAAGCAAGTGACCTTTCGACCATAGCGTAAAGCTGAACCTGACGTTCCTCCATCCTAGCAAGCCTGACTTCCATGTTCCACACCTGTTCCTCGCTCATGGCTTAGTTGCTCCAAGGTCAGAGGCTGCGCCCATGTCGCTATAGCGTGGGAGGGCGTTGTTGTCTTCGTGCTTTGGTGAGCAAGAAGATAGGGCGAGACAGATTAAAGCTAAACTAATAAATCGCATATTTAGTATTTAGATACGCCTCTACTTGCTGGCGTTCTGGTGTTGTAAGGACTCGGTTGTAGATGACAACTTCAGCAACCTTGCCCCTAAATATTTGGTCAGACCCAGCGTTGTTCTGCATTCCGATATAAAGCGTTTCGTCTCCACCAATGGTATTTGAGTAAACATTTGTAGCGTCAGAATAAAATTGTGTTCCGTTGCAGAATAGCTTCCAGTCATTGTTTTGAGAATGAACTGAATAAATATTCCAGTTTGTAATTCCTGCTGGCAAGCCAAGGTCATCCTTCCTTGTATCTGTTGCGAAAGAATCGTAAACAGAGGCAGGGTTGCTTAATCCATAAGGCCAATGACTCCCATCAGATGCACTTCCAAAATTTCCTAGCAATGCACCATTGGCATCCCCGCCACCATCTCCTGGGAATACAGCTGGATCAACATAGTTAACCACAAATGCTGTTGCTCCAGATGCACCCATTGGGTTTCCAGAAATTTGAAGTGATTTGTTTGTTCCAACAGCTACGGATGAAAGGCTTATTGTTGGCTTGCTGTTTAAATCTGAAGAGTTATAGGTAGGATTTACATCTACTGGACTTGCGTTTCTTCCGTTGCCACTCTGATCTGCCCAAGCTGTTACATTAGATCCAGATAAAGTTACGCCTGCATCAGCCTTTAGCCAGAGTGATAGGCCAGACAAATTGGCTGGGGAGAATGACGCCCCACCACCAAGCTTGCGGATGGCCTGCACTCCTAGTCCCAAAGATAGTCTTGGCATATTGTTAGGCTGCGGTGATGGTGATAGTTCCTGTAACTCCAGGCTCAAGATTCCAGCCAGTTGTTGGAATTTCGGATTGAGTCGTAGATGGGTTTGTGGCAGATACAACAGTACCAAAACCTTCTTCTCCAGATTGTTGAAGATATACAGTCCATGTGCCACTAGAGGGTGACCTATATAAAATTACATAGTATCCTTCAGATCCAGAACTAAGCCATTCGTAGGGAGTAATTGGCTCTTGTTTTGTAAGATTTATTGGGCTTGTTCTGTCTACGCCAACATTGGTGTCATTAAATCCTGCAAGAGTAATTATTGACGTAGAATAAGGAATCCCGCTGGGCGCACCACCACCACCAAAAGGCAGTTTTCTTCCGTTGTTTAATCCAACATTAAGACTTAGCGATGGCATAAAATAACAATGCAATCACCCGCCAAGGAATAGAACCTTTGGCGATGTGGTTGCTTGAATCATTAACCAGCTATGTAGCCGATCACCCTGCCAGTTCCAGCCGTGTAGCTGTCGAACTCGCCATAGATGATGTTGCCTGAACCAATCGTAACGCCTGTCAGAGTACCATCAAATTTACCACTAATCGTGCTAAACGTGGTATCCGCAAGCATCTGGATCGCCCAGTAGCCAGCAGGAGCTGTTCCTTGCGTCCCTACGGAAAATCCGTATTGAGCTTGGAATTTATCTAATGCGCGTGACATTAGGTGTGCAGGGCAATTCTGTAAGAAGTGCCGTTAAGGGTCACATTCAAGGAAGCTGGGGCTGTTGCAACAGTGTTAACTGTGCCACCGCTGGAGCTTGCCGTGAACTCAATGACGTTGGTGAAGTTGGCTCCGTCAATTCGGATAGCCTTGTTTTTCGCTTTAACTGGACTGCGTTGAAACTCATTAGCCATATTCTTAATCTCCTTTTCGACTCCAGGCACGTTTCACTTGATCCGCGCTGAACTCGCTTTTGAATCTACTGCCAAGTTTTTGTTCTTGGCGATAGTACCCATTTATAATATTTGTTTTATTGGTTCCAAGTGGGTTGTCGAGGGGTTCGCCAACACCAACAAGAGCCAAACGTTGCGGGACAGTAAACCGCTTCAGATACTTAGGGACTGAGTCCCTTTCAGCTACTGACTTTTCCAGTTCAACGACTGAACCATTTCTGGTATCGGTGTACTGGTAAATCGGCATTAGCTGTAGTTCTCCTCATCGGCCTGCTTCGCCAGCTCACGCATTTTGTCCTCTTCAGACATGTTGTCCTCTTCGTTATTCTCGGATTCGCTTTCGATCATGGCCTCATTGACCTTGATGTATGCAGCTCCGTTCTTAACCATTTGGACAACACCACTGAGTTCAACTTCATCACCTTCAGAAGGAGGAACATTGTCTCCGCCATCATTAACTTCAAGCATCGACAATGGCAACATGACCATGCCTTTTTGCATTTTCACATCACCACCTTTATTCATTCCTTCTTTCATTTGATCTCCGTTGGAAGAGGCTGGGGAGGTTTTACCCTCCCCAGCTTTCCGAGGACCCATAGCGATTACTAGGGTTCCCATTTA